AGTTGAAAAAACATATTTTTTAGAATTTTACGCATGAGGGGAGGTGGGATGCGTGGCAAGAGTGTCAAAAAAAACGATGATTAAAAATGACCTACTTGACCAGCTGGAGCGCAACGGTGTGTATGGCAACTTCTACATCGATATGGTCAATGATTATATGGCTCTGTGGGAAATCAAAAACAAGTTGATTGCCGATATAAAAAAACGAGGCGTGTCCGTCCACTGGAATAATGGCGGTGGTCAAGAGGGCTATAAGAAAAATGATTCAATTGCTGAACTTAACAAGACCAATGGCCAGATGCTAAAAATCCTAAACGAGCTCGGAATCAAACCATCCAGATCGGACGGTGATGAGGATGACGGTATCGTCCCCGAAATGTAGACAAAAAGATTATCATCCGTACATAGACAGCTACATGGACGGATGTCGAAGTGGGGATATCATAGTCGGCAATGATATATTGCTGGCGATGGACTACATCGAGACAAGACTGATTGATCCGGATGTTTTTATCGATGCGGAGATGATTGACAAAGCCGTGGAGCTGATGGAGAGATATTTTGAGATATCTCTTTTTGATTGGGAGCTTTTTGTAACGGCGCTGATTCACTGCTTTTACAAGTCGGAAGACACGGTTGTGTTTTCAACGATTTTTCTTGTCATGGGTAGAGGTAATGGGAAAAATGGTTTTATAAGCCCGATTGCTTGGTACCTTACAACGCATTATCACAACATCACTGGCTACAATATCGACATCGTGGCCAATGCGGAAGACCAGGCAAAAACATCATTTGACGATGTGTATCAAATGCTCGAAAGGACCTGGGCAAAGTCAAAGAGGTTTTTCTATAAAAGCAAAGAGAAGATAGTAAACCTCATAACAAAATCCTATATCAAATTTAATACCAGCAACGCAAAAACCAAGGACTCCAAGAGAATTGGTTGTTTGATATTTGACGAGGTTCACGCTTATGAAAACTACGAGCAGATAAAGGTATTCACTTCAAGCTTTGGAAAGCGGAAGCATTCCAGGGCTTTTTATATAACGACACAAGGCAATGTGCGTGAAGGTGTCCTGGATGACATGTTGGCTATTTCGGCTGACATCTTAAACGGCACCATTACGGATTTAAGATGGTTGCCATTGATATACCGGATCGATGCTGAGAAAGAGGCATTGGATCCAAGGATGTGGCACAAGCCGAATCCATCTCTAAAGTACTTGACCACACTCAAGCTTGAGATGGAGCAGCAATTTACCGAGATGAAGTATAAGCCTGCTATGGAGCAGGAGTTTTATACCAAGCGTCTTAATTGGCCGAAAGGAAATAAAGAGCTACAGGTAACCGAGTGGGATAATATCGCCGCAACGAACGAGCCGATCCCTGATTTGACGGGACGAAGTTGTGTTGTATCGATTGACTATGCCATGATCAATGATTTGGTAAGTGTGAATTTCCACTTTAAACAAGGTGACATCCGTTACGACATATCGCACTCATGGTTGTGCTTGCAGTCAGCAGATCTTCCAAAGTTAAAGATCCCATGGAGACAATGGAGTGATGAAGGGATGATGACCCTCGTTGACGATGTTGAGATTGCACCGGAGTTGATTGTCGATTATATAGCTGATCGGATGCAGTATTACGACATTAAAATGCTGGCGATGGACAATTTCAGATATGCACTTTTAAAAAGTGCCTTAGAAAAGATCGGGTTTGATAAGGAACATAAAAACATCTATCTTGTAAGACCGTCAGACATCATGAAAGTTGTACCGGTGATAGACAGCTGTTTTAATAATCACTTTTTTAGGTGGGGAAACAATCCGTTACTGCGATGGGCAACTAACAATACTAAAAAGGTACCATCCGGCAAAAAACAAGGGACGGACACAGGCAACTTTTACTATGCAAAAATCGAGGCGAAAAGCAGAAAGACCGATCCATGGATGGCAGTTGTCCACTCTGTGGTAGTGGAGGATGTGCTGGACGGAGCCGGTAGCACATTTGATGACTTGCCGGTAATAACTTAAAGGAGGTGATGTAATATAAATATTTTTTCCTGGCTAAAAGAAAAGCTCGGCGGTGGTGCTGTGCCACTTAATGTGGATTCGGCTCTAGTGGAGGAGTATGCTTCGCTCGTTGCTGATGTACGAATCAGGGAGCTTGCTTTTTGGAGTGCTGTAAACCTAGTAGCCAATGCGGTGAGCAAGTGCGAGTTTCGAACTTACTTGAATGGAAAAGAGGTGAAAAAAGAAGAGTACTACACGTGGAACATTTCACCGAACAAAAACCAGAACTCAAGTGCATTTATACATAAATGGATTTCTACCCTATTTCGTGACAACGAGGCACTGGTGATAGACCTTGACGGACAGTTATTGGTTGCGGACAGTTATAAACGAAAGCCGTATGCACTTCTTGATGACAGCTTTACAGAAGTAAGGGTTGGAGATTTTCAGTTTAACAGGCTGTTTACGCAGTCGGAAGTGTTGTATGTGCAACTCAATGCAGTAAATATCCGCAAGGTAGTCAATGGTTTGTATGACTCATATTCAAAATTGATCTCGTACAGTATGAACTCTTTCCAAAAATCTCGTGGCACAAAGGGTGTTTTTAAATACGATACATTGCCGATAGCCGGCACACCTGAAAGAGATGCTTTTGATAAGTTGATCAACGAAAAGATATCAAAATGGCTGACCAGTGACAATGCGGCCCTGCCACTTGGACGGGGTCAGGAGTGGAAAGAGAATGAGAAAAAGACATACTCGTCTGAAAACACAAGAGATATCCGGGCACTGATCAACGATATTTATGACTTTACGGCCAATGGTTTTGGAATCCCTCCACCTCTTTTAAAGGGGGATGTGCAAGATACCACAAAGGCCGTTGATCAACTCTTGACGTTTTGCATAGATCCTTTGGTCGACAACCTTCAGGAGGAGATCAATCGAAAAAGAAACGGCTATACGGGCTTTGTAAAAGGAACCAAGGTGAAGATCGTAACCAACAGTATAAAACACGTTGATCTGTTAAGTAGCGCAACGGCTATAGATAAGATCATCGGCAGTGGGAGTTTTTGCGTGAATGACATCAGAAGGGCGATAGGCGAAGAGGTCATAGATGAACCGTGGGCATGGCAACACTATATCACGAAAAACTATGCAACGATCGAGGACATACTACAGTCCTTAGGAGGTGATCCAACGGTATCTAATAAAAATGATGGAGGTGAGTAGATGGCAAATGAAATCAAAAAAATATGGGAACTGAAACAACAGGCGGACAATCCTGACACCCTTGAAATGTACGTATACGGCTATATTGAGGGTGATTATTATGATTGGTGGACAGGTGAAGTGATAAGCAGTGAAACCTCCGCAAATCATTTTAGAGATGAATTAGCCAAGTACCCGGATACAAAACAAATCAATCTATATGTCAACTCGTTCGGCGGATATGTTTACGAGGCTATGGCAATAAGGAATCAACTAAAGAGACATCCGGCGCACGTTACGGCATATGTGGACGGATTTGCCGCATCGGCCGCATCTTTTATCTTGACCGCATGTGATGAGGTTAAGATGTATAGCAATACTATGCAGATGATCCACAATGCAATCAATTGGGCATATGGCAACGCCAATGAGTTGCGCAAAGTGGCTAGTGATCTGGACAAAATGATGGAGGGTAACAGGCAAGCGTACCTTGAAAAATCAAACGGTAAACTGACGGAAGAAAAGCTTATTGAACTACTTGATGCAGAGTCATGGTTAACGGCAGAAGATTGTCTTGAGTATGGCCTTTGTGATGAAATAATTGCAGAGGAAAAAGACATGACAAAAGCTAAGGAAATGCTACAACAAGTTAATAAAACACTTGAGCAAAGCATCAAGTACAACAAGGCTCTTGTGGCTCTTGCAAAGCAAGTAACTAAGCCTGATCCGAAACAAGGCTCACATCAAGAGCCTAAACAAAATGTATCACAAAAAATGTTTTTATCAATATTTAAATAAAGTGAGGGGAAAGATGAAAAACAAAGACACAGTGGCTTTACAAAAAGCCGAAATCATGAAAAATATCAACCAGGCCATAAAGGACGGAAACGAGGAAGCTTTTAAGCAGGCGTTTACCGAGTATACGGATATGCTGCAAGAAGCTGTCCTTGCCGAGGCAAGAGGCTATGTACAAGCTTCTGACAATGCTATTTTGGTCGGTAGAGGAGCAAGGGTTTTAACAAGCCAAGAAACGACTTACTACGAAAAAGTTATAGAGGCTATGAAATCCAGTGATCCCAAACAAGCCCTGACACTGATCGATGAAACATTGCCGACCACCGTGATTGATGCCATCTTTGAAGATATTCAGGAAAAGCATCCACTTTTGTCGGAAATCAATTTCCAGAACACCGGGATCTTGACGGAGATATTAATCTCCACGCAGGACGGAAGACATCTTGCGACATGGGGCAAATTATCTGACACCATTGTTAAGGAGCTGACGGCTGGTACAGACGTTATCAACCTCGCTCAAAATAAACTTTCGGCGTTTATTCCCATTTGTAAGGCCATGCTTGATATCGGACCGGTGTGGATCGATCGCTATGTTCGCTCTATCTTACTTGAGGCAATCTCGAACGGCTTGGAAAAAGCGATGATCCTTGGTACCGGAGTCGAAGAGCCTGTTGGCATGACAAAAGACCCGAATGGCGTTTTCCATGCACAAAACGGTTACCCTGACCTTATCGCCGTGCCGATGAACGAGATCACTCCTGAAACGTACGGAGGCATACTTGCAACCTTGGCTGTTGCCCCCACTGGTTTGTACCGGAATGTCAGTGATGTTTTGTTCCTTTGCAACCCTGTGGATTACTACACAAAAGTAATGCCTGCAGTTATGTATCGCATGCCTGATGGCACATGGGGAAGCCGTTTTCCGTTCCCGACAAAAGTTATACAGTCCGTGTATGTGCCGGCTAATAAAGTTGTTATCGGACTTGGACGCAGGTACTTCTTCGGGCTTGGTACCGGTAAAGGCGGAAAGGTTGAGTTTTCTGATCACTACAAATTCCTTGAGGATGATCGTTACTACTTGACCAAGCTGTATGGTGATGGCAAACCCTTGGATAGCACCTCCTTTAAGGTTTGCGATATCACCAATCTCAGACCGGTTGCACCGATAGTACGTGTCGCAGACTATGTTGACGCACGCCTGGCTAGTATAGCTATAAAGGACGAAAAGAATCAAGTCGTTAACATCGGCGTGTTTAGTGAAAATGTCCATGCATACTCCGGAGCAATTGCTGATGTAGCCGTTGCCGGCGATAACGACACAGCATCCCTGACAGTGACCACTAAAGACCCGACTGCAGTAATTGTTGTGAAAAATGGCGCAAGTGTAGTGACAGAGGCTAATAACGCATATGCTCTCACTCTTGTAGCCGGTGCAAACTTAATCACTATTACATCCACCGTTGGAGCAACGGAGCAGGAAGCATACGTGATAGTTATAACCTATACCCCGGAAGCGTAGGTAGAAAAACATGAAAGCAAGGGCTGTAGTGTCGTTTAAAGACAAAAAAGAAGGTGTTATCCGAAAGGCGGGTGACACCTTTATCCTTAATAAGGAGCGATTCGAAGAAATCAACTCAACCGTAAACGGCAAATTGGTAGAGGAAATAAAAGAAAAGTCTAAGAAGTAGGTGATGCAGATGCCCGGAGGATTATTAGACGATGTAAAAATCTATTTAGACATAACGTGGAACGATGATACCACAGACATGAAGCTGATCGGCATCATTGAGAGAGGTATGAGATACCTAGACAAGGTTGCCGGAGCCGAACTGGATTATGGAGTTGAGGATAAGCCGAAAGAATTGCTCCTTGATTACTGTAGATATGTACGATCCAATGCTTTGGAGATGTTCCAGACCAATTACCTGTCGGAACTTTTGTCACTGCAGATGTATACGGAGGTGAGCCAATATGAAGCTGAAAACACAGACCCAGTCGTTTAATGACGGTGTCGTAAGTATCTATTCTGTATCAAACGTGGCCGAACAGGGAAATAAACCAAAAAACAAACTCTCTTTAAAGCTAGGCAACTTAAGATTTGAGGAACGTGTCGTTGGGATGGGGAGATATTGGACGGCATTACAAGTACATGCAAAGATAGGGCGTATGATCAGGACACAGCGGATTGACGCTGTTACAGTGTATGATGTAGCGATCCTCAATAATCAGCAGTACGAGATTGTACAAGTCCAATACCCACCTGATACGGAGCCACGTTGCATGGATTTGTCGCTTGAACGCCTGGAGGTGGCTTATGAAACTGTGTGAGATCAGAGATGCTTTGCTTGAGGTTACTCATGATACTTTTCATTACGAAGCAACACATAAGCCTGATAAATATATAGTTTGGGCTGAGGACACTGAATCTAATTCCGGTCATGGAGATAATAAAAAAACTACCCAGATCATCCAAGGTACAATCGATTATTTCACCCGTGAAGAGTTTGACATTACCGTTGTTTTAATTCAGAGGAAATTGAATTCTATTGGTGTCTCTTGGCGCTTGAACTCGATCGATTACGAAGAGAAGACCAAGTATATTCACTACGAGTGGGTTTTTTCATTTGTTGGGGAGTTGATCTGATGGCCAAGATGACAATAAAGGGAACCGATGAACTTGCAATAAAGCTATCCAAGCTTGGCAAGATGTCGACTGAAATCGCAAAGGATGTAGTTATGGCTGGAGCTCAGCCTGTGGCTGACGAGATACGAAGAGCTCTTGATGAATTACAGGTTGATAAGTTGAGATACCTCAAAACAGGGGATAAATTCAATGTATCTCCATGGGGTGAAATAGACGATCTGAAAAAAAGTTTAGGTATTGCCCCACCTGATGTTGATAGTGACGGCAATGTGAATACGAAGGTTGGATTTCACGGTTATGGAAGTTATCCGACCAAGAAGTATCCAAAAGGATTACCGAACAAACTAATTGCTAGATCTATAGAAAGTGGATCCTCTGTTAGAAAGAAAAAACCTTTTGTTAGGCTAGCTGTAAATCGCTCAAAATCTAAGTCATTAGAAGAGATGAGAAAAAAATGTGATGAAGAAATTGAAATAATTATGAAATAGGAGGACATAAAATGAATCAAGAATATGGCGAATTTGTTGGAGTACAAGACATACACGCCGCTTTAATAACAGAAGATTCTGCAACTGCTTATGCGGCTGAAAAGCCTGAATATTTGGCTCCTGCAGCAGAAATAACAGGCGAACCGGAAACAGAAAGCCAAACCACACATTACGACAATGTGCCGCAAGACACATACATATCGGAGGGAGCAACCCCGTTAGAAATTACTGTGTCAGGAATCCCAGCAAGAAAGGCTGCCAAGTATTTGGGCAAGCATTATGACCCGGCATCCGGGAGGGTACTTGATACAGGAGAACCCAAACCTCCCGATTTCGCACTATCCTTTATTTTTAATAAAGGGAAAGATGATGCACGGTATTACCAATATCTCAAAGGTAAATTTTCCGGCGGGGCGGAAGAAGCGGCGACCAAAGAGGGAAACACCATTGATATAAGAACGTATCAAATGACCTTTACAGCCGTTACCACAAATCATCGATGGATGATTGACGGCAAGTTAAAACCCCTTAAAAGGATATACGGCGAGACCAATGAGCCGGCATTTAATCCAGATAGCTGGTTTGATCAGGTTCAAACTCCGGATACGACAACTGTGCCTGATGTTTTTGCTTTATCATCCAGTGATCCGGAGGATGGAGCGACAGAGATTGTTGTTGGTGTTGAGCCAAAACTGACGTTTAACAACAGGATCAAATCCTTTGATATAACCTTGGTTGATACTGTGACACTTGTGGCTGTAGAGTGTGCGATTGCTCTTGATGTAACAGGCAAGATATTGACTGTCAGTCCTACGGTAGCGCTGGAAGCTGCAACAAAGTATGCTTTAGTGGTAAGCAGAGTGACGGATGTGTATGGACAGTCGCTGACCGGTACGGTCATTGATTTTACAACGGCTTAAGGCGGGGGAACCTGCCTTTTTTAATTTTAGGAGGTAATGATGAAACCTGTCTTTATTAATTTTTCGGACGAGAATGGAGAGACCGTCAAAACTTACACGACATGCTCCATGAAAACGGGGATGGTGGATCAAATCTTTGAGATGGCTGATAGAGCAGATAGCCTAGAAAGAGACAAAATATCTGTAAAGGATGCCAAGAACTTTTATATGGATCTGAAAGCTTTGATCTTGGCGATCTTCAAGTATCAATTTTCTCTTGAAGATCTCAATGAGGGTGTTGAGCAAGATGAATTGCTCAATGTCTTTAAAGAGATTTGTTCACGCATAGGAGCAGGATCTCAAAAAAACTAGCAACGGGAGATGTGACGGAAAGCTCTCCCGTATCAAATAGATTCGCATTGCTTACCTTAAAAAGATCAATAGTCAAAGAGTATGGATGGACATTACATGATATTGACGAGACGGACATCAATAATTTGATGGCTTTTATTCAATTTAACCCAAAAGAAAATCCGGACATAAGAATCAAAAACGGTAAAACATACAAGAGGGCAAAAAAAGCTCCAAGCTGGCTGTAGGGAGGTGTACATATGGCTTATGATATTGGACCACGCATAGGTATCGAAGGTGAAGCGTCTTTTCGTGATGCGATAAAACAAATAAATACTAATATGCGCACTCTCAATACCGAAATGATGGCCGTTGCGAGCCAGTTTGACAAGTCGGACACCAGCATGGAATCCTACACCGAAAAAAACAAGGTGCTTGTCAAACAGATCGAGGAGCAAAAAAAGAAACTGGCGGAGCTGGAAAAAGGCCTTGGAATGGCTGCGGATAAGTACGGCGAAACCGATCGAGTCACTCAAGGATGGCAACAGTCAGTTAACAAGGCAAATGCTGATCTCAACAAGATGGAGCGTGAGCTTAAAAATAACTCCGATGCAGCGGATGATCTCGGCAAAGAAGTCAAAGATCTTGGAGATGAATCAGATAAGACCGGTGGCAAGTTTGAGAAGTTCGGAGGTATTTTGAAAGGTGTTGGTGCAGCCATGGGTGCCGCCGCTGCTGCAGCAGGTGCCGCTACAGTCAAACTTGCCAAGGATGCCGTGATGTCTTTTGGTGAGCTGGAACAAAACCTTGGAGGATCGGAGGCTGTCTTCGGTGAGTATGCTGATCGGATCCAAAAGACCGGTGAGGATGCATATAAAAACATGGGTACATCCCAAAGTGATTATCTTGCTACAGCCAATAAGATGGGCGCACTCTTCCAAGGATCAGGGTTGGACCAACAGAAAAGCCTTGAGCTAACCGAAAAAGCTATGCAAAGAGCTGCAGACATGGCATCCGTCATGGGTATTGATATGCAACAAGCACTGGATTCAGTTGCCGGAGCGGCAAAAGGTAACTTTACCATGATGGACAACCTCGGCGTGGCCATGAATGCCACCAACATCGAAGCCTATGCCTTAGCAAAAGGACTTGATTTTACCTGGGCAAGTGCGTCACAAGCGGAAAAAGCAGAAGTGGCCATGGCGATGTTTTTCGAAAATACTGAGCAGTACGCAGGTAACTTTGCAAAGGAGTCTACAGAGACGGTTACCGGAGCTTTGGGACTGTTTGACGCATCTATCAAATCCTTGATCGGTGGCCTAGGGAATGCAGATGCTGATATCACAAACCTTACCGGCAATGTCATCGATGCGTTTGGCCATGTGGTCGACAACATAGTGCCAATTTTAAATAATGTGGTTGATGCATTGCCCGCTGTTTTGGATTCCATTATTGCGGCAATTGGTCCTTTGTTGCCGATGTTGCTTAATACGGTAGCAGATCTTTTTGATAAGGTCTTAACCGCTATATTGCAGATGTTGCCTGAGCTTATGCCTGCTGCGACACAGGCGATCATGACTATTGTGGAGGCTATCATAGATAATCTCCCTCTGTTGATCGAGGCAGCATTAGCCATTATCCTATCTTTGGCAACTGGACTTGTGGATGCCTTGCCGGAGCTGATACCGGCAATAGTCGATACAGTTATTACAATCGTAGAGACGTTGATTGACAATATTGATATGCTCATAGACGCATCATTGGCAATTATGCTTGCGTTGGCAGAAGGTTTGATAAATGCGCTACCGAAGTTGATTGAAAAAATACCCGTGATTATTACAAAACTGATAGAGGCGATTACTAGAAATCTTCCACAGATCATAAGGGCCGGTATAGAGATCATTGTAATGCTTGCTAAAGGATTGATTCAGGCTATCCCTGACCTTATAAAGAGCATTCCACAGATAATCAAGGCTTTGGTGGAGGGCTTCGTTAACTACTACTCTCAAATCTGGGACATCGGCAAGGATCTTGTAAGAGGCATCTGGGATGGCATCAAATCCATGGGTAAATGGCTTGGAGAACAGATCAGCGGATTCTTCGGTGGCATTGTTGATGGTGTTAAAGGTTTTCTTGGCATTAAGTCTCCATCTACTCTGTTTGCCGGGATCGGCGAAAACATGGCTCTTGGTGTTGGTGAAGGATTTGGTGACGAGATAAAATCAGTGGCCAAACAAATGCAGAATGGAATTCCTACAGATTTTGAAATGAACGGAAAACTTGGTGCCGGTGGCAGAAATGAAGTTAGACATAGCGGTACGATACGTATCGAGGGAGTCAATGACCAAAATCAATTTATCGCATCAAGTGAAGTTGTGATACAGGACATAATCAGGATGCTGAAACGGGAGGCGAGATTAGCATGAGGAGTTACATACAAGATTCCGCAGGGAATGTTATCGGTGTTAATGTGGCTACTTTCGTCAAGCGTCTTGAGTCGACAAAAATCATCAGCAAGCTGTATGACGGATCCCAGCACATACAGACGATTGGTGTACCGTCACAGGTTGCTGATGTGACAGTTGACGGATCCGTAGATGATATGGATGCATTGAATATGTGCGAAGCAAGAGCAGAAGTAATACGGATCGTGCGTTCTGACAATACCTACATAGGAGTTATTAGAGATCCGATAGTATGGTCACCTATTATCAAAGGGAAAGTGTATGAGGGATCGTTTAGCTTTATCATCAGCAAGGAGTAGCAAGTGAGATATATAGATGGCGCACTTAAAAATAGAATAGAAAAGGCTCATCAAACACTTTATGAAAACGCAAATCCTGCCATGCTTATCCGGGTGTCCAGACATACCACACCGATCACGGAAAGGGTGTTTTGGGAAAGGGCAAGGATCGCCGCAGGAGCTTCCTCTGTTTCTGTAGCGACAAGAAGGCCGAATATCAGAAAAGAATCTGATAGGGTCTATGTCGCTTATTGCGCTGACGGAATTGGTTATTTAAAGTACGCCGATTATAAAGCCGATATAAAAAGGATGATGTGGCTTGATGCAGGCACCATTAATGACGCTACAGATATTGCCTTAGCCTTTGATGGGCGTATGGAGAAAGACCTACGCAACCATGTAAATTTCAGGACAGCCGATCCGACACCTTGGGTATTTTGGATTGATTCTGCCGGTATGTTGTATGGGAAGCTGGTAGGAGATGATACAACACAAATCACTCTGGCTACAGCCAATGCGTCTGCAGTGACTGCAGTGAGGGGTATACACTCGGATATAGGAAACTTTGACCAAGGCTTGCTTGTGTTTTTTCTTTTAAGCGGATCCATATATTATAGATCTTACCGATCAGGAACATGGGAAGATGCGACTCTTTTGAATTTTGGCCCGGCTGTAACATGGGTAGATATATCGGTTGGTCGAACATGGGATTACAGAATCGTGATCCAAGCTATGGATACAGACGGTGATATTTATGAGTTATTTACAAAGACGGAGGGTATTGCAAAACAAAACATAGAGCGGATCGAGGTCAAAGACATCACAGCAGAGGGAGAACAGATAGAAGTCACTTATTCCGATGCCCAAGAAGTTGAACACATCGAGGTAACCGATATTATTGCTACGGGAGAAGTTATATATGGTTTATCTCCTGTACCTCTGGAAGTGGCCAACATAGATGACGGTACAGGTAATTGGGGTGTATATGTCACAATCTTATTAGATTACCCGGTTACAAGTGTATTAGGTAACGCAAGTGCATTTGTATTGACTGATGGATATAATTCAACATATACTGCAACATCGATCTTGGCAAGTGAAGATGGTAGAACGCTGACGCTTACTATGCCAGATTTTAACGCTGCATATGAGACGGTCTGTACCTTGGCTTACACACCGGGTACGATTCAAGGTCCGGCTGTTCCGTTGGAATCATTCTCGTTTGAGTTTTCGCCGATCAACCTTGTTGCACCAATTGTAGATCCGCCGGAAGTGGAGGCGATTTGGAATGAGTAAAGAATTAGGAAAAAAAATTGCAATTAAATTTACACAACCTATCATAACTAATGTGGATGGTAACGAATCTGCTTTTAAAGTGTCAGGTAAGGAGTACAATTATGAACCGGGCGGAAGTCTTGTTGATGCTGAATATCAGATAGAGTCTATTAGTGGGTATAGCGCTTATGATGTTGGTGTTGATCTCGAGAACGGCATAGTAGATGGCTTGACTTATAAAAATGGTATGATTTTAAAACGTGATCTTTATGGGAAAGTAATTACATCTATTGGAGGTGCTAAAGTTGCAGCGGATTACAGTCGGTTTGGAAATTCTTGTGCTTATTTTGATGGTATAGACGATTATTTATCTATACCAGATAGCGATGATTTCAGTTTTGGCACTGGTGATTTCACTCTGGATTTTTGGTTGCGATTTTCTGTTTTCACCTCTGGAAGAACCCACGCGATTTACAGTCATTATCAAGACAAGGATAACTGGTTTGCCATTACATTTTACGGCACTACAATGTATATCGAAGCAAAATCGGCAGGATCGAATGTTTTTGTATATTCATTCGCCGCTTCATCATACCTGTCAACCTCATCATGGACTCATGTTGCCGTTGTGAGAAGCGGGACGTCTTTGTATGTCTACACTAACGGAACCAGAAGAACGATCACTACAAACACACCTATTTCCGACAAATCGGTGCCAGATATTTCGGGATCCGTTACAATAGGTTATAATGCAACATTTGGTAGATACCTATACGGTTATTTGGACGAATTCAGAGTGTCCAAAGGTGTCGCTCGATGGACAGCATCCACATTTGCCGTTCCGTCAATGGCATACAACCGGGATGAGTATACAAAGCTGTTGTTACATATGGATGGTGAAGACCAGTCTGTTGTTTTCATTGATGATTCCGAATTCGCATATAAAACCGCGGGAATGGCAACTTATGGGCCATATGCACTTACGGGTGTTCATGAATATGATAGATCTGAAATTGTTTGTAAAGCAGAATTGCCTATGAACTCCAGTATATCTGTTAGCACCGGAATTACAGAGGATATAAATCCTCCGGGAGATTATTCAGAAGCAGTTGAAATAAGCCCGACGATTATATCAGGCGGTACTGCTACGGCGGATTCCGTGTATGGAATTGATTATGTTGATTTGGCATTTGATAATGATGAACGCACTTTTTGGAGATCCGAAACAAATACTTCAGATCATTGGATAATGTATGATCTTGGTGTAGGTAATGAGCAAGTAGTTAGAAGGTTATATGTTTTGGGCAGTAGTAACGAGTATATGGGAACCTTTGACTCGTATATTTTCCAAGGATCCCTAGATGGGGTTGCTTGGATTGATCTAAAAAGCGGTGGTGTTACCGATTCAACAACATCTCCGTTGCATGTTGATATACCAAACGAAACTGCTTATAGATATTACAAATTCTACATTTCCGGAACTCTAGCAAATGACAACCGTGCGTCCATAAGAGAAGTTAAACTATTTAATACAAGAATGGACGATAGTTTTAGAACAAATATAGCTGGCTTAGTTGAAGGGGATGATTTGAGAGCTAAATTTTTGTGGGTAAGAGTAGATTTTAACACAGTGGACACTCAAGTAACCCCATTATTGAGCAATGTACTATTAAAGATAAAAGATAAATCAGACAGTAGAGTGGTTCAAATAACAGTGAATCCATTAAGCCGTTTTAATAACGTGGCAGGCAATTTAACTGTCGCCTACGATGCAAAAAAAGGCAATCTTGCAGGAGAGGGCGGTCCTGTGGCATCATTCGTGGTGGAGTTTACGCCTGACGGATTACTTAAAAAGCCTAATCCTAACGACGAGGAAAACATAGAAATCACAGATATTTCCGCAAACGGTAATCTTATTAAGATCTACTATACGGATGCAAAGGTTGCAGATGAGCGGATCGAGATAGCTAATATATCAGCAAGCGGAATATTGACACATATTAATGATTTATAGGAGGAAGAAATGATCAGAGGGCAAAAAAGACCGATAAGTAATGATATGAAACAACTACATAGTGAAGCTAAATTCAACATCCATAATCGTTTTGATATAGAAGTTGTTGATTCGAGAACCGGTGGAGTGAAACAAAAAGCCTATGCGGAGAATATTGTACTAGACTCATTATGGCCAAGGTTGCTAACTCCTAATACATACTTTAATTATATCTTTTTCGGGACAGGAACCGGACCGTTGGACAGCTCTAGAACCAGCTTGTTCTCACATTTGAGCTATAAGGCCGCAAGTCAAAAAGCTTTGACATACAACTTTGATAACGGCTGGGTTAGTAGTCGTAAGCAATGTCAGTTGTCTGAATCCGAATATGTTGGAGTGCAATTATCCGAGGTTGGAATTGGATATGGCACCTCAAATACAAATTTGGTCACTCATGCACTATTAAAAGATATGAATGGGAATACAATCACTATAACAAAAACCGATATAGATGTTGTTAATATATATGCTACTGTATTTGTTCACTGGAACGTAAACGGTTATGGTAACATAAATGTTGCACGAGTTAATGATAATCCATTGATTGTGTATTTGTTGGGTGATGGGAAGATGAGTCGCCCGACAATACAGGGCTTTTATGGCGCGCCGAGCGTTACATCAAACAATGCTACTTACAATCGCATAGATATACTTGGGGAAAATGCAGTAGATCTAATATATACCGCAAGCACGAAAAAAATAACAATTTCACCCACTAGGTTTAGCATAGGTCAATTCAATAGTAATACTGGAGTTAAAGGTCTAAATTTATCTAATAGGATTATAACCACCCTTTCTATTGTGATTCCTGCGTTATTATTTAAGTATCCGTTTTCTGGTATTGAAGCGTCAAGTATTACTGGGGAGACAATTGGCACTGGTGACGATTCATCCAAAGACTTTGCTACACGCTTCCCATTTGTAAAACCTGGGGCAAAAATATACATAGACGGATTAGAGAATACTGATGTAATAATTAACTGTCTGTTACCAAAATATGCAGACAATATAGGTGTGTATTTTGAATTGGTTTCTGCATATAAGGAGTTCGGTAAGAACAATGCGGAGGGCATTTTATCGTTTTGCACCGGGAGTGAAGGACAGCCGACAAGACCTAATGAATACTCAGTTTATTACAATCCGCTATACTCATACGGAGTTGACTCGTTATATACGTCGGGAAATATAAAGATTGAAGTTAGTGATGATTTAGAACAGTGGTCTTTGGTATCTAGTAATAAAACAGGCACAACTAATATTTCTCTAGATAACAAGTATAAGAAATACTGGAAGATAACAAGTAATTATACTACATACATTGATAGCTTCACCAAGTGCGGGAATCTCATCACATCAGGATTTACAGACAGAAATATCCACTTTAACACACCTCCACCCGCTGGCGCAGTAATTACCGCAGACTACGATTGCGAAGTAATCGCCAAAGACGAAAACCACGTATTTGATTTTAGCTTTGAGATAACCCTCGGCGAGAAAACTGTATAGGCGGTGATTGAATGGATCTTGTATGGGATTATTTCCGGAAGGTAGGTACTGGCCAAGCCCTGGGTGGATGTGTCCATTACTTTGACACGACAGCCCAGAGCCTATACCTACATGGTGGTGAAATAAAGACTAAGACCAATGAAGTTGAAAACGGACATTGGAAAGATTCTGTGCTATCTTCCGAAATTGGTGCCGGTAACTTCGGTTACAGTGTGATAGGTTTTGACCATCCGCACAATGGTACTCTTTACGGTGTAGCAAGCGATGGTACCAATGTTTATTTTATTCGATATGTTTACTTATTGGATCTATCGGATATGTACGAAACAGGAGATTGGCAAGAGCAAGTTGACAACCAAATCAAATCACTCAATCTGTCGGTAAAGAATCTGTCTGCGGATATATTTGCACTTGATAACACCTTGTTTAACCCGGGCGGTAAAGTCACGCTACAATTCATGGCTGGGGATTCCGAACCGTATGATGTCGGTATTGCTTATATAGATGATGTTGACTTCGACGTTTATTCACCGAGTATACCAGTGTCAGCACGCAACTCAATAGGTTACTATCTTGCGGATCAAAGCTTTGATGATCGCAACAGTTACTCTGGTGGCCGATCGACAGTATTGAGAGCTATACTCTTGGATGCTGGTATTGATAATGCAAAAACATTTATAAAACCAGATGACACGGTTATATCTTTGCTGTTTGAAAATCAGACAAAAATCTTAGAAGGCATCAACAACACGCTTAACGCTATCGGTTGGCGAATGATAGAGCTTACTGATGGACGGATTATTGTAGGAGATGAAGAGTATATCGCCGGATACAACTTCAATGGCCGGTACACTTACCATGGCGGCAAAGAAGTTTTCAAAAGACGCACAAGTAAAAATGCTGATGCGGCTTACACTAGGGTATGTGTGACCGATAGCGAAAACACCATTACAGTATATCGCAACGTGCCTTACTGGAAGTACTGGTATATGGGACAGAGGAAAACAAAGTACTTTACGGCTCCCGAAGGTTACACGCAAGTACAGATCGAAGCTATGGCCGACAGCTTGGCCAATGAATTACAGTATGTAGGTATCGGAGAGAATTTTATCGGACCTATCAGACCACAGATCCAAGTCGGCGATGTCGCGGAAATCTATTACGAAGGAGACACAGAATCAACAAGTCTAGGCATCATGACACAGATCACCCACCATTTCGGTGGGTCAGGATTTGATACGGATTTTTCTCTTGATTCCGGTGGATCCGCAACAGATGCTTCTAGTTACCTGATAACGGATCCGGTTATTACAAAGACATCCAATGCACTCTCCGGCTATAACCGCAAGCAAAGGATAACCGACTTTATAGGAATTACTGCGGAACGTAAGGCATCAGCGGTTTATTCGGGTGGTGGCCAGGTTGCAGTAAAAAGCACGATGACCGAGGCGGCATCCATAACGGCGGCAAGCATTATAAAAGTATTGTGAGGTGGTGAAAGATTGAAAGAAGACTTTTTGGAAAAGCCGAATCTGATAGAGGAATCACAGAAAATTAATCAGATCGCAATGAACTATGCAAGAAGCACGACAGGTCCGGCAACATGGACGAATCCGAGGACAGGCAAGACGTACTCGGTTGCCAGCGGTGGAGAACTTGCATTGGCAAAGAAGATCAGGGATGATAATGTGTCGGTGTTCGGTGTCTTGGATCTTGACCAAGCCGTAACGGACATGCAAGGCGATGTATCCAATCTGCAAGACTTGACCGGTGATCTTGTAACGGATAAACAAGACATATCAGCCGGGATCACAGCGGAACGGCCAGTAGGCAAGGCGGCTGGGTATATGTTTTTTGACACCACTCTCACACAGCCGATCTGGTACACGGGAACGGACTGGGTGGACTCGACAGGTACAACAATATAACAAACAGGGGCTCCGATAGGGGCTCTTTTGTTTTAAAAATATTTTAATGTGAGGTGTAAAAATATATGGAACGGATAACAACGGCAAAGACATGGATACTCGGTGTCCTCGGCACGCTCGGTGCCATCATATCATCATTTTTCGGGGGGTGGAACGCTGCCTTGACAACATTAGTAATTTTCATGGCGATTGATTATTTGACAGGGCTTCTAGTGGCAGCGGTTTTCCACAAGTCTGGTAAGTCTGAAAACGGAGCACTGGATTCACGAGCCGGCTTTAAGGGACTCTTAAAAAAGGGTATGATTCTCTTGATTGTTTTAATCGCACATAGGCTTGACTTGGCCATTGGATCTGCTTTTATAAAGGACGCTGTGGTTATCGGCTACATCGCCAATGAAACTATAAGCATAATCGAAAATGCCGGGCTTATGGGACTACCGATACCGAACGTTATTATAAATGCAATTGATATACTTAAGAAAAAATCGGATCCCGAACTGGAAAAGGGTGATAAAAAATGAAGATTGCTTTGAGCGCAGGCCATGGATACAACACAGCCGGGAAAAGAACATGCCCGTTTGACGATGGTCGACAAATGAGAGAGCATGAGTTTAATCGGGATGTAGTGTTTGCCCTTGAGTATAAGCTCCGGCAAGCTAGCCATGAGACGGTATTGTGCTTTGATGCTATAGGAGTGGAGGATATGCCTTTGGCCGATCGGGTGGGCAAGGCCAACGCTGCGAAAGCCGATTTGTACATATCCGTACACGCCAATGCTCTGGGAGATGGTGTGTTATGGCACAGTGTTAGCGGTTTAGTGGCTATGACATATCCCGATTCCGTATCAGGGCGCAAGTTGGCGAGATGTATTTTGCCCGAGATCAGTAAGATAACCGGAATGCCAATACAGAGCTATCAGGAGGTGGCTTACTATGAGCCGAAAAACACCTTAATGCCCTGCGTTATCGTAGAGTGTGGCTTTATGACCAATCGTGGTGATGCTGAAAGATTGTTGACGTATGAGTATAGACAGCAGTGTGCAGAAGGGATTCTAAAAGGCATACAAGCCTATTTTGGACAAGATAAAGCCGAGAATGAATCTGTAGTCGATGCACCCGATGATTATGCCGCTGACGCCGTAAAATGGGCTCTGGATAACAAGATAACAAAAGGGGATAAGATGGGGAATCTTATGATGCATGAGCCTTGCACTAGACAAGATGCGCTAGTCTTTTTGTATCGTGCAATAGCAGAATAAGCAAAACCCGGGATTGAGCCCCAGGTCTTTTTTTGTGCTTTATTGTCTACTTTTGTCGAATCCGACACGCCATGGTACCATGGACGTAGACATCTTTTAAACTCTGCCCCCGAAAGGGGGTCTTTTTTTTACTCCGCGAATTTTTCCTCTATCAGCTGGCCGATCGATTTGCCAGTCTCAGAGCGCATGATTTCCATCTTGTGCCTAAACCCGGGTGAGACCGACAACCGCAGATCCACCGTGCCGTCCTCATCTTCGGGAGGTCCGAAGGACTCAAGGTACTTTTCGCCGGACAGATTTTCTGCTGCCCATTCTTGGGCTTCTGCAAGTGTTATTGGCTTGATGTTTTCTCCCCATCCTCCGGTGTTGCCATGCCATTCGCCGTAAGGGGAGTTTCCATGGCCTTCACCATGGATGAAATAGGCACCGGATTTGGTGATTTGCAATGTCTCACGCCAGTAGCTAAAGTTGTTTCTGTCGTACCCTGCAGGCTCTATATAACCGATCACCTTTGCTGTGTCCGTGTCGTACACCCTCTTCTTGCCTTGAAATGTCAAGATCTTTTTCATAGATATCCCTCCTAGTATTTACTTCCACATGCAATGATTGCATCAGACTTCGCCCTCATTCGAGCATAGTCGGAAGCGGACATGAATTTGTAACCGCAGTCCCCTGTCCCGCATGGATCAATCTCACATGTGGTCATGGTAACACACTTGTACACACCTGCTACCGATGTGGGGACGTAATGAGTATAAAACCCATACTCCCCGCCATCATGGCACTTACGCCCCGGTACAACATCGGTAAAAACGATCTCTTTGTTGGTTATATACGGCTCTGTGGAGGCTTTCGCTTCCATGACGGCTTTTTTATAGCCATCAAAATCAAAATCGTTGATAAAAATCTTTTCCATTTTATCCTTCCTTCTCCCCGGATATACCGCCGGGGACGGTTATATTTTTTTATTCTGTCGGCAAACCTTCCGGCAAGCCGTTACCTCTCAAGACTTCGATTTCTCTACCTATAAAATGCTTATCAATCCTTGCCCAGCAGTGCTGGACCATGGAACTGTTTTTGACCTGTTCAGCGTATGTGGATCCTTTACCGAGAGCCATGTAGCCTTTTTCTTCGGTGTGGAGGATCTCGGTCACTGTGACGATCTCGCCTTCAAAAAGGACTTTCTCTCCGACCACCAAGGGCTGTTCTGCAACTACGTGCTTTCCGTTGATTGTGTCGGCTGCCATTTTAACAGTTTTCATTGTTTCGTCTTTTTTTGCTTCCATTGCCGTCACTATATCTACTGCATCATGCTTGCTGATCTCGTACAGCTTTCCATCTTCAACAAATCCAAAGTGTTGTTCTCTTCCTTCGTTCCAGTTGTACAATTTCCCATCTTCGAGCCTAAAATCGATCCAGCGACCGCCGTCTTCGTAAACTTCTAAAAAATTTCTTTTAAATGTGTATTTCGGATCTGTCCCTGTCACCTCTGCCATCCATGCCTTCTGCCTGTTGCTTGTCATAAGAGTGTAAGTATAATTTTTGTAACCCATTGTAATTTCATTTTTCATTTTCCGTTTCCTCCTTGATTTGTTAATCTCATTATACAATAGAGTTCAGGCGAAGTCAACACCTAAATAAAAGAATTTTTATTATTTCTTCATAGTTTTTACCGTTGGTAACATATGTTACGCAAATAAAAAAAAGCCCCGAAGGGCTGGGGGTTGCAAGGTTACGCAGTAGCTATTTTCTTCTGTTCTCGCTTGGTCGACTGCCAGTTGTAACCGCAGTTTTGGCAGACAAACATTGACTTATGTACCGTCTTGATCTTGTGGCCCTTTGGCCTAAAAATCTTTATAAAGAGCATTGGGATAAACATTATAAACCACATGATCGGGTTAAACCACCAACCGATCAGCAACCAATAAATCACGCTTCTTTTTCTCTTTAGCTTACTTTCGGAAACCATTTGGACGTTCACGTTTTCACTGTTGCATTTTGGACAATTCATATTTCGAGACCTCCTTATTTGTTACCACCATTGTAAAATACTTGTACGGAGATAGCAAGGGAAACGTGATTGATTTTACCAGTGTTTACCGTGGGTAATATTTCCCACCGCAAAATATGATCAGGAACCTTTTAGGATTTGTTAGAAGTGTGTTAGAAACGAGCAGGATTTTACGTGTTCTCATAGGGCTTTGATGTTTGTGTCATAAAAGTGGAAAGCGGCTTGGATACTGCATCCTAGCCGCTTTATCTTGGTACACCATCGGGGACTCGAACCCCGGACACCCTGATTAAGAGTCAGGTGCTTATGCTTGCCACAGGCGGGTTTACAGCCTTATTGTTAGAAACGTGTTAGAAACGAGCAAAGTCTTAAGCGATCTAAATCAAACAATCTTTTCCATTTCTGCTTTTAAAAGCTGTATTTCAGGATGCGTATATATGTTGGCGGTGGTGGAGTAATCTGCATGGCCAATGATTTTTTGCAAGAGCACAGTGTCCATTTTTGCACGATTTGCCAATGTGGCAAAAGTGTGTCTCGTGCTGTGTGGTGTCAATTTCCTTGTCCCGGCTGCCGCCAGTGTGGGATAGTATAAGTAGTCACGATAGTGCTTTACTTTTACTGGCTGTCCGTCTTTGGAGATGAAGAATTCTCCTTCCTTTGCGTACCAGTGACGGACATATTTCTGGATCTTTGGGTGGATCGGTATGATACGATCCTTGCCCGCATCCGTCTTGATACCCCCGGTGATAAACATCTCTTTTAGGTCTACGTTAAATTTGGTAAGAATCAGCAGCTCCCCGATGCGCATCCCGGTGTAGATCATGATCATGATAGTGCTCGCCCATTCGTTTATCTCTGCCAACTTTTCAATGGCCTTGATCTCTAGATCGCTAAAGACTTTCTTTTCCTTTTTCTCTTCGGTCGGCATCTCGATCAGTTCCGCATAGTTTTTATTTACTATGTCATCGGCCATGGCGTACTTGTAGAGTAGACCCGCCAAAACCTTTACCTTGTGACAAGATGACTTACTCAAACCCTTTGCCGTCATCCCGTCTATGATTTTTTGCAAGTGAGACTTTCGGATATCTTTAAAGCGTTCTTTTTCAAGTGTTTTTAAGTGATTCCATGCTATAGTGTAACTTTCCTCCGTCTTGGGACCGACTTTTTCATATTTGCTGGCACTCCACTCTTTGTAAAGATCGACCAAGGTGATATCCCCCCTCTCACCGATGGGGTTGTCGTTATACTTTACCAAGGCCTTTACGGCCTCGGTGCGTGATTTGTAGTACCCGATAGTATAATAGACCCTTTTTTTATCCGCATCATATCCTACTGTCTTTTGAGCAATCCAAGGCTTGCGCCTGTTACCCGATAACTTATATATGGTTCCGTATCCATTTGGATATCTCATACCATCCTCCTTTCCCGACATCCATTTTCGATTATGGCGATGTCGCTGTCATTACAAAAGTCATTGCATTTTATGTGCTCGATTTCGTGCAAAAACGCATCGATCTGCTGCTCATCACAGAGCTTGGCGTTTATATATATGGTGTAATAATCAGTTTCGTCTTTAGCTGTCAATCCCTTAACCGTGCAAGGCAGATCCAATAAAACTATATTATAGTCAAACACGATGATGTCTCCTTATTTACTCCTCGTATCCTTGGTTTTTCTTAAATCTTAAAAGTATTTCTTGAGCTAATTTTAAATCCTCCGGTGCTGCCTTGCGACTAGCATCAAAGAGGATGCGTAATTCCTTGTTGTCGAAGATCTCCTGAGCGATCCGGGCGGTTTCTTCGTTGAGGTAATACTGTTTGTGCAAATCCTCTCCTATAATGTCTGTTTTTTTGCACTCGAAAACATCGCATAACTTTTCTATCATCCCGATATCAGGTTCGGTTCGATCTATCTCCCAAGACGAGATCGCCTTGTCGCCGATTCCTATTTTCTCACCGAGCTGTTTTTGAGTTAGATCTTTTAACAATCTTAGTCTTTTTATATTTTTACCAACGCTCATTTTATTTCACCTCCTGCCTTTTATCTGATTATATCATATTTCCCATAAAAAATTCTACAATGCGCATAATTTAATGTTGACATTCTACAAAATGTAGATTATACTTAGGTTTATACGGAGGTGATCACGTGGGAAATAAATTTACGGTAAAGCAACATAGGCTTATAAAAGGTATGACGCAAGAAAATGTATCAGAAAAACTTGGTGTACACGTCAATACATATGCGTCATGGGAAAAAGATCCCGAAAGAATATCAATCGCAACATCAAAAATGCTGGCGGCAATTTTTAATGTTAGCGTGGATGATATTATTTTTTTACCATATGACTCTACAAAATGTAGAATGTGACGAAAGGAGAGCGAGATGAATCAATTACAAATCTTTAAAAACTCCGAATTCGGAGAAATCAGAACGCTAAGCTTCAAAGGCGAACCATGGTTTGTCGGGAAAGATATAGCGGACACACTTAAGTATAACGAGCCACATAAAGCAGTAGTAAATCACGTTGAGCCAGAGGACAGGATGAAACATCCCATCCTTTCAGCTGGTGGGGTCCAAGAATCTTGGATCATCAACGAATCAGGTTTATACTCCTTGGTTTTATCCTCAAAACTTCCAACCGCAAAAAAGTTCAAGCGTTGGGTGACAAGCGAAGTTCTTCCATCCATCCGCAAGACCGGCGGCTACATAGCCGGACAAGAATCAATGACAGACGAGGAGCTTTTAGCAAAAGCCTT